CGCCCGGCTCGCCCAGGTCGCTGATGTGCGACGCCACGCCGCTGATCTGCTCGGTCGAGCCCGAGGAGCGATTGAGGGCGTACACGAAGCCGTCCGCCCCGCCCGCCCACACCTCGCGCGCCCCGGTCGTGGGATGGCGCACGGTGAAGAGGCTCACGAAGGGTGTGTCCTCCCAGACCGTCCACGCCTTGAGGAGCAGGTCGAAGACGAGCGTGGTGTCGTTCACCGCATCCGCGTTCGCGCACACGCTCAGGAGGAGCAGGTTGTTTTGCGAGTCGTAGGCCAGGGCCGCCGTGCGCAGATTGGCCAGCGTGAGGGAATGATCCGTATCGAGGCGAAAGTAGTTTTCAACGCGATCGGAGAGAAACGCCTCTCTCAGGTCGCCGAACTGCATCGTGGTGGCGAGGCTGTGCAGGCCCAGCGCGGAGACGTAGTAGACATCGTTCAGCGCGAACTGCGCCCCCTGCGTGGAGATGCCGCCCACCGAGCCCACCGTGGGCACCAGGTGGTCGGCGACGTTATAGCCCGTCGTCGGGCCGATGCCCTGGAGGCGATACGGGCGACGGCCCTTGAGGAGCACCAGTTCCTGGATGGAGGAGATGAGGTCGATCAGGATGGAGTTGTCGTTGGGCTCGACATCCATGAAGCCGGCGTCCGTGGTGCCCGTCCAGTCCACCGTGTTGTTCAGCTTCGACCAGTAGAGCCGGCTCGGCACCGCCCGCGCCGTCATAAAGGCGCGATTGCCGTGCATCACGATCACCTGGCCCGTGGCCGGGGGCGAGCCCGCCATGTTCTGGAACGTGGTGCCATCCCACGTCATCGGCGCGTCGTAGCCGTTCGTGATGTGCAGGAGGTCGTTGTAGGTGGCGAAGCGGTAGCGCACCCCGGCGTTGGTCGACTTGCCGGTGGCGAGGTCGGCCGTGGTGCCGTCGGTGAGGATCTTGACCACGCGGCCATCGGACGTGCCCACCACCTGGTAGTCGGTGCCGCTGGAGAGGCGGAATTGGGTGCCGCCGAGGATCTTGACCGTGGCGCCGAGCGTGGTCGCGTTGATCGCGACTTTGCCGAAGCGCTTGGTGACGCCGCCCTCGGTGGTGAGCACCATGTTCCGCGCCTCGGTCAGGCGGGGGCCCTCCTTCAGGCGCGAGAGGCGGAGCTTGGTCGTCTTCACGTCCAAACCCCCCGAAAAACTGTCTACTCGGTAGGAGGTGAGGGGATGCCCCCCCAACGCGGTCGCGGCCATTACTCGAAGAGCCCCTGGACAATCATGGGGTCGCTCGTCTGCCGCGCATTCGAGCCGAAGAAGCGCGCAATGGTCGCCTGCGCTTCTTCCTCCCACATGATGAACGAGCTGTCGCGGTCCTTCATCTGCGCGCGCTTCGTGGCGATGTCCAGCACGGCGAGCCAGAGCGCGTGCGGCACCTGGAGCGTGTCCGTCGTCGCGGTGAGCGTGCCCAGGATCGGCATGTAGGACAGGCGGAGGTCGAGCGCGCGGTTGGACTTGGGCGCGATGACGAGCGTCCGCTCGCCCATCAGGTCGCAATAGAACCCCACGGAGGGGTCCAGCGTCTCGACGATCTGGCGCGCGGCGCGAAAGTCGGGATGCGCGCGGTCCTTGAAGACGAATCGCACGTGCTCGTAGCCGCTCGTGATGCAGTCGATGAGCTTCACCTCGGCCACATCGGGCGGCAGCGTGTAATTGGTCGTGCTGGCGGCGATGGCGAAGCTCGCGCAATCGTAGTTCTCGGTGAGGATCGTCACGGTGCCATCGGTGGAATTGCGCTCGATGTCGAAGTAGTCGTCGCCCTTCAGCTTCTTCACTTCCGTCCAGACGACGTGCTGCGCCTGGTCGATGTAGGAGATGAGCTGCGTGTCCGTCCAGAAGCTGGCGGTGTTCTCGTCCAGGTTCGTCCGCACGTCCAGCAGGAGCTGCGCTACCGTCTTGCGCGGGGCGGCCATCAGACACTCACCCGGCGATCCCGGATCACGAACCCGTCCGCCTGCACCACGGGCGTGATGCGCTCCACCGCCACCTCATCATTCGGCACCTGGATCTTGCGCTTGCCGATCCACTGAGCGCGATCGTATAACTCTCGCGATCCCGCCTCCACGAAGGTGTCGAGCTGGCGGTCCAGGCGCGCGTCCTCGGCCGCCTGCTCCGCGTCGAGGCGGAGGTTGAGCGCGTCTTGTCCCCCCGCCTCCTGAAAGTCGATGCGGCGCAGCGCCTCGAGGAGGACCCTCGAATTACAGAGATCCGGGTGGATCAGGAGCACATTCACGTAGGCGTCGCGGTAACCGGGCCAGAGATCCCGGGCGCGTGGCGACGTGCCGAGCGGGTTCGGCCGTTCCTTTTCCACCGACGGATGGCGGGCATCAAGTTTCTTTTCGAGGTGCCACAGTCCCTCGCACGGGCCCCACCTAAGCCGGAGGGTTGGGTCCTTCGCCTTGAGGTCCCGGACAACGCTGGGCGGCGGCGTCGGGCTCATCGCGCCAGCTCCGTCATAGCGGTCTTGTGATCCGGGCACAGCGGCGCATCGATGTAGGCCTTCGCGGGCGTGGCGGCCGAGACGCCGCAGAGCGAGCGGTGGCCGGCGAGCCCGATGGTGGTGCAGCACAGCCAGAACCTCATCGCAACAGCCCCGCGGCGAGCGCGAGGAGCCAGGCCGCATAGTAGTGGTGGAACCGATACCCGACGCCAGCGCCGCCGCTGCTCGCGGATTCCTCGAGCAGGATGAAGCCGCTGTCGTCCTCCAGCGTGAACTTGCTGGTGCCGTCCTCTTCCTGAACTAAATACTCATTCGCCATACGCCTGCCCTTACCAGGTCACAGCGTTGAACCAGGTGTTCTCATACGTGCCGCCCCGGAAAAACTTGTGAAGGGTCGAGGTCCCGTTGATCGCGCCGCAGCGGCCGAACGGTTGCGCGAGGATCGTCAGCGCCGTGGTCTTATCCGGCACGGTGATGCTGACCGTCGTAGAGCCCCCGTTGCCCATCACCGTGCTCGTCGGCAGCGTGAACAGTCCCTCGTTCTCAGGGCCGCCACAGCCGACCTCAGGGTCCAGGCACCGCGCGAAGGTGACAATGTAGTCGAGCGCCATCTGGGCGCCGCCGGTGGCCGACACCTCCACGAGAAAGTACATGTTGCCGCCAGTCGTCATGGTCGCTTCGTAGTTCTGTAGCGTCGTCGGCGACGTGAGGGTTATCACGTCCACCGCGATGGCGATGCTGCACGGCGGGGCCGTGTCAGCGGTGGCGATGGGAGTGCCGAGCAGCCCCAGGGCGAGTGCTAACGCCAGACCGAGTCGCTTCATCATCATCATCTCCTTTTTATCCATGCGCCACGAGATAGCTACTCATGGGCTCGCACTCTCGTCCACGCCCGTGCCAGCCACCCCATCGCGGGGGGCGGCGGCGCCGGGCGGGCCGACACGGTCACGACATGGCACGCGAGGCACCCCCTGAGCACAAACGGGTTCGTCCTGCGATCCAGAGCCAGGAGAAAGACCTCCTCGTGCTGCGGGCACTCATTCGCCATAGGGGCGCCCCGTCATGGCCTCGTATTCGGCCTCCCAGTCCTTGGCGTGGTCACAGTGCCGCGTCTCGGGAAACCACGGGCCGCCGAGCGTGTAGTGCAGCATCTTGGCGAGTGGATTCGGCGCGTACTCGCCCACGAGCCAGTTCCAGTCCAGCGGCAGCGCGCCCACCGACGGCGCCCAGTCGAGCCGATGCAGCTCGGCCGGCGTCGCGGTGTTCACGTACTCGGGCGTGAGCGGGCGGCAATCGGGCCCGTAGAACACCATCAGGCTCGACCAGTTCTTGCGCGGGTAGGTCGTCTGCGGCTGGTCGAAAAACTTCGTGGCCGTGCGCGGCGTGTAGTCGTGCTGGCACACCGCCACCGCCGCGTTGATCGGCAGCGGGAGGTCGCGCAGATCGGCCCGACACAGCATGTCGCAATCGAGATAGAGGCTCCATCCCTCGTAGCCCGACAGATACGGCACGAGAAAGCGCGTCAGCGAGAAGGCCGTCGACTCCAGCGGGTCACGGTCGCGCTGGTAGAGCTCGCACGCGCGCAATTGCGGCTGCACCAGCGGCGTGATCGCCACGGGGATGCTCGCGCGCGTCAGGATCGAGTGGGCCAGCACGTGGTAGGCCACCGGCTCGCGCGCGTCGTACCCGATGAAGATCCGCAGCGGCGTCATGCGCTCGTCCCCGCCTCGAGGCTCGGCGTCCCCCGCGGCGCCACGAGCACGAACAGCTCCGGCCCCCGCTCGAAGATCCGCGCGACCGAGAAGTGCGCCTCGAGCCGCGCCTTCCACCACGCCTTCGGCTGGACAATCAGGTGCGTGTTCCGCCCGTCCGGCAGCGTTTTCGTCGCCGGCTGCGTGTTGATCGTGAGGAACCCGATGTGCCGGATGCAGCGCACGAGATCGCACAGCACGCCCTCGAGGTGCTCCGGCTCGATGTGCTCGAGCACGTCCGTCGCCACCACGAGATCGGCCGGGCGCGGCGGCGTGTCCTTGCCCGGCACGGCCGGGTCGTACTCCCAGATCGGGAACGGGAGCGCCTGCGCAAGCAGCCCCTTGCCGCAGCCGTAGTCGAGCACCGTGGTCGTCTTCAGCTCGGCCGCCAGCTTGGCCACCATGTCGGCGTGGCGCGCGCCGCCCACCCCGAAATACAGGTTCTCCGCGTGGAGCGTCGCGTTCAGCGCCCGGTACTCGGGGCTGATGACCGGGGGCTTGCTGGTGCAGAGCATCGCAATGCCCTTGGCGGGCGCGCGCACCCAGTGGCGCGCGAGGTGCTGCACGAGGCCCTCCCCATGAAACGTGGCCGTCACGTCCACGAGCTGCGTTAGCTCATGCAGCGTCTGCCGCGCGCAGTCCATGAAGGCCGCGGTGGTCTGGTAGACCGTGCCGGCGTCGGGACACCCGGGCTCGGCGCAATACGTGACCGCCTGCGCGCCGGGGGCCTGGTTGGGATGCGCGCCCGCGTGCTTGCCCGTGGGCCCCTCGCACCCGTCCATGCCGAAGACGTGTAGGTCGCGGTAGCCGAGCATCCGCGCCATCGCCAGCGCCCGGAGCCCCGCATTCGCCCCGCCCGTGACCGCCCACTCGCCCGGCGGCAGCAGGCGCAGGCCGCTCTCGGTCGGGTCGAACACGTGCCACAGTTCGACGCGCGCATCGGCCAGGTGGTCGAAGAGGCGCGGGTGGCAGGCCGAGGCGAGCAGATACGTCGTGGCCGGCGACGGCGGGCCGAGGAGGTCCACCTTGTGCGGGCGGGGGTCCACGTCCAGATGCCACGTGGGCACGATCCCGCGCTCGAGCAGAAAGCGATGCGCGCCCGAGCACGTGAGGATGGCCGCGTAGTCGCGAAGATCCGACCAGGTGTCCGCCAGGCTCGGCCCGTACCCGACGACCGCGATTGGCCCGTCCTGGAAGCGCGTGGCGTCGTACTGCAACCGCGCGATCGGCCGAGCGAGCGCGGACTGGATCTGGAGATCCCGCAGCCACGTCGGGATGCAGTAGCCCACCGTGAGGGGCTGCGTGATGTCGAGGGGCGCGCTCAATTGAGCCTCACGACGCGCATGTAGGAGCCCGGCTGAATGACGGGCGCGTTGACCCCCACGCTGCCGGCACGCGCCTGCAATTGAATGCTGCCATCCCCCGCCACCACAAAGAGGCCCTCCCAGGTCACCATCATGTTGCGCGAGAGATTCGCGCTCGCCCCGGGGAGGCCGATGACAATCGTGCTCCCCGTGGCGTTTTCGTCGAAAAACCCCATCGCCATGATGTTCGAGGTCATCCCCTGCGGGGCCCCGGTGCCCGCGGAGAGCTGCATCGCCACGCGCCCATTGGCATTCGTCATCGACGGAAACGTGAGCCCGTACCCCACCGAGAGCACTTGCGCCGCCGATTGTGCGCGCGTCATCCAGACCCCTTCGAGCCGATACACCCCGCCCGTCAGGAGGGGCGCAGACATGCCGCTCACGTCGATCAGCGCCGAGGCGGTCGAGACCGTGAACGCATTGGCGAGGACGCGGACGGTGCCGCGCAGGACGGAGGCCGCCGACGCCGCTTGCGCCTCC